TCTTCAGCTTCCTGAAGATATTTTTTAACCTTGACTCTATGAACTCCAGAACCGAAGGTTGCTAAAACCCTATCGGTTAACGAATCCCAAGTCATGGCTTAACCCCTTCCTTTAGTACCTATTCCGATTGGTGCTTCTGCAGGATACCTAGCGTTTAAGGCATCTAATTGTGCTTTTGCATTACCAAATGCAGAACCAGCCCTGTCTACTTTCGCATCCATTTTCCATAATTGTGATTCAGCTAAATCAACAACAGATTCGTGCATTGCAACATTTAATTCACATTCAACGCCATCAGCAGCAATATCCGCTGGTGCTTTCAAATACCAGACATCAATTAATTCACAACTTGCTGGCTGAACATAAATTGTTTCGTTAAAAGCAAATGCTATTGGATTTGCAGCAGATCCTGCTAAATAGGTATTTTCCAACCTCTTAACATCACCAGGCTCAATCATGGTACACCACTTATCATTTGTTTCATCAAATATAGCAGTAATACCATTTCTAATTGGTAAGTCTGAACCGAATGCAACTGAATACTCACAAGTACTCCATCTAGTACCTGCTCCTGCAACTTTATTGTTGGCAATGGTTTCTAATTCACCTAGATATGCATTGTGAACCAAATTCACTACGCTCTTTTGAGCAATATTTAATGCATCTAGTTTTGCGGATTGAGTGAATGAAGATTCCTGTGGATCCTCAAGTCTTAATCCTAAAGTTGATAACATTTCGTTACCTGTCATTTTTTATCTCCGATGTTAAAGTCGAGTTGGCCCAGCTAGGCTAGGCCAACCCAACAGTTACGTGATTCGTAAAAGATTACGCAGAGGTGACGATTTCCCAGCTACCAGTAGCTGCAGTGTCTGCAGCAACGCAAACATGCAGTTTTCCAGTTGCTCGGTTCACATACAATGAACTTTTTCTAGCTGCATGTGAAGGCACACCTGTACCTGAGTACACATGTATTGCTCCAATTGCAGTATAGACAAAGCCCCCAGCATCTCGTTCACCAAGTACGCCAGACTTTTTCTTATCAACAGCAGCTTGTACAGTTGCCATAATAATTACTCCTAGCTATAGGTTGTTGCCAGGCCAGTGATTTTCCCTTGTTTGGCACAGTTTGACACAGTCAAAGCACCAAGCCATAGGATCTTAGCCACGGCAGCATCTTGGTTAACGGGTTTCTGGAAACCTTCAAAAGTGAAGTTTCTTTTACGATGGTGTCTAAATTGCAGATAATTTTCATTCAAGAAAAACATCTTTCCAGCAGGACAGTGATCATCAACAACAATAGGCGTTCCCCGATACATCAGATTCTGGAAACCAGCATCTGCTAGAGACTTATCCGAAGCACCAAACCGCTTTTGAGCAGCCAGGGATTCTTCGTAAGCATCAAATACCACTTGGGTAGTTACTATTAATGTTGGGGCATCACTTCCAACGGTACATTGTCCGTACATGTTACGGATCTGCTTGTGGATGTACTCAGCATGAGCATCATTCACCAGGTTTGCATAAGTGGTAGAAGCACTAGCAGCTTCTTTAGCTGCCCACCATGAGTAATCCCCACGGTCAATTCCACCAACATTTGCACCAGACGGATCCGTTGCATCAATGATAGCCTGGAGGCCTAAAAAGCCACCAGCAACTCCAGAGCCTGAAGCTGCTACGCCATCACTATCCGAATACAATTGATCTCCGAACATGTCCTTGATTGATTTCTCTGCATTTTTGACCTTTGCTTCAAGAAGATCAATAACTCTTTCCGCACCGTCATTCAACGCTTCTTCTTTTCCAGAAATGGAAATAGTAGCGTAAGACTGAACCCAGTCGAAACTGGCATCAGTAAAAACTTCAGTGGGGCTAGTGTCCAGGATATCATATCCGCTATAGAAACCTTTTGCATCCGCTTTGGCGTATTCAAGGGGTTGTAAAACCTTATTACCTGAAGCAGCAGCTTTCGATTTCCGAAGCATTCGATGTGTCAAGACATTAGAGTCAAAGATATTATCTATCATCAATGGGATATATTTATCCCTGGTCAAAGCACTTAGGTTGTCATAGGCTAACGCCATGATTTAATCCTTTGTGTTTTTATTGATACAGATCGTATTTTAGGCCAACCTCTCGTGCTTCGTCATAATCCTGAGGTTTCGTGTTCACAGGTGATCGCTCACCATCATGTTTCACATCTGCCTCTGGAACCGACTTGCTAGACTTGGCCTCTTCCAGTGTTTTAACGGCTTTTGCAAAAGCACTATCTACAGCAGTTTGATGATTAGTTAGTATAAACGCATCTTCTAAATCAGTCATCCCTTTGTCTACAGCGGTCTGTAATACTTCCTGGACCGCCTCAGTCTGTCCATCCAATTCAGGATGAGACTTGACCAGGGCCTGGATATCTCGCTCCACTGCCTGATTAGCTTCTTGCATTTCTAACTTATCTTCTAACTCCTGGATCCTGTCATTGACTTTATCATCAACGGCAGGTTCCTTCGTGTCCTGTCTAATTGCTTCACTTGGCCCTTCAACTTTCGTTGTGAAAAGAGAATGGTCCTCACCCAGATAATCCTTCAGAGTATCCATGAGATCCTCATCTTTACGGAGATCTTCCCATTGCTGGGACTCCTGATCAATAGCCTTTCGTTGATCGGCTACATCCTGGGACTTTTGAGTGTTGGATTTTTGCCATTCGCTTCTGTTCTTGGAGTCATCTAAGGCTAACCTTATATCCTCGTAGGAATGGACCTTTCCATCAATCTCTACTTCATCTATTGAAGGTGCATCTTCAGCCTCTACCTGTTGCTCAGTTTCCTGAGTCTGGTCTTTTGCTACGGTTGCTTCCTCACCGTTGGGTTCACTACTAGCTTCTGTAGGTTCTGCTGCAGTAGAGCCTTCCTCGACCAAGAGGGATGCTGCAACTTCTGCATCTACTTCTACTCCGTAGATTCCACCGTCTATGTTTTCTGACATAAATGTGTTCTCCTAATTAAAGTTATTCGTAAAGAAAATCCGACAAATAATCTTATTGTCAAATAATATCTGGTGACTTTCACTCATTTTATGTTCTGTACTGTTCTGGGATGCGATTCATCATGTCTGGGGCACCTTCCAACTTCCGCATTATCTCATCTTCATCGGTTCCCATTTCACCCATCTCTACATCTGACATCGGCTCCATAGCCTGGGCCTGTTGGGCCTGTTGTTCCATCATGGCCCTGATCAGTTTTTCTTTACCAGGTAATTCAATATTCTCCAAAATATAGATCGGATCCGTAACAAGGCCCATCTGCATAAGCTGCATGATCTTGTTTTCAATCCATTCCTTGTTTTCTGGTAACATGGATCCAGCCTTGGCCCTAACATTGAAATTCATATTCTGCATCATGGTGCCAATATATTTTTGTTCCAGCATACCAGTATCGGTTTCTAAAGAAACTGAATGTTCCTCCGTTCCTAGATTCTGGATCATAGCAATCCACATTGTCCCCAGGGTCTGGACCGCCTGGTCCACTGCCCTGGCCTTAAAATCAATCTTGGTAGTAGAAGCCTGGCGGTAGATCTGAGCCTGGACTCCACTGGTTACACTGGCATCAGCCTTACCTTGGGTGGCCTTGTTCACACCACTGATCGTTTCAAACATGTCAACCATTAATTCATAAAAGTTGAACACATAACCAGGCATACTTGCAGGTTGCTGCATATTCACAGCACCTGGGCCACGCTTACGGACCACACTGCCAGGCTTGTTTGAGATCTGGTCCACTACATCTGTAGTTTCATCTACTACCCACATTGGGTTTGCCATCAAATGAGTATTGTCCATGATCTGACTGGTTAAGCGGTCCAGTCCTAGATTTAATGGCTTGAGTCTCTTGGGTTCTGGTTTGCCCCAAAAGCTATGTGCGGATCCACCATTCTTTAACATGATAAACGGGAATGGATGAGCCACATGATTTTCTTTGGTTAGGAAGGGATATTTTGTCGGACCGTCATAGAGAAGAACACCATTACAAATTGTGGTCTGTCTTACCATGCCAGGATACTTGTTTTTCTCCGTTGTTTTACCTTCGGATTCAGGATCTTCAACATATTCCTTAGTGTAATCCCTGGCATAGCATTCTATGATCAGTGCCCTTTCTTCCAGATCCTTCATGGCCCTGTTGGTGTTCTCATAGTAGTTTGTTTCCGATCCCGTGGTATCTGTGACCTGGGTGATATCACTGCCACCCATCTGTACATCATTGATCTTTAACGCCTGGTACTTCTCCAGTGACGATTGCGATTTAACATATTTCCCATTCTCGTACTTGTCCCGAATCTGCCATAAAGGTGTGGCAGCAGCATAAATAACATACTCTGCATTTTCTAACTTTGTCGCAGAAGGGTTTACAAAGAAAGCAAAGGGATCCACCACATCCGCATCTGGTAGATCATCATCGTTGTAATGGACCTTTAGGATCCCATTGCCATACACGAGATAATCAAGTAGCCAATCAGGTATCAGGTTTTGCATATCCCTGATCACCCACAATTCATCTATTTGTTTCTGTAGGATCTCGGCTGCATTGGACGATACATCATCATCCCCTATACTAATAATATCAATTTTTGGTGGCCTACTGGAAAGAATAGGAATCATTGTGTCAATAGCACTGGCTATTAAATCTAATGTTACCTGGTTCTTAAAGTTGGGCATGTTCATACCGCCCCAATGATCACCCATGTAAAGTTTTTCAGATTCACGCCATACCTGGGATGTGTTGGATTTGGACTTGTGACAAATATCAAACATAGTCTCACTACGCTTGATTATTCGCTCTTCCTCTTTACTGGGCTGATATTTTTCTAAACTCTCATTAACCATTAGTCTCGCTCCATTTTTATTATTCCTTCTTTCATCTGGGCCATGACATCTATTATACATATCAAAGATGTATGATAGTCCCGTG